ATACATTAAAGCTATATAAGGTTGAACAACTGAAGTTGCATCACCTGAAAAGTTAGCGGACATATTATGTTGGTGTGCTCCTCCACCACCTGCGCTTCCCGTGCTCGCAGGATTTGGTAATCGAGAACCTTGAGCTGGACAACATAACCATACACCACTTGCTTTTCCTGTTGGGTGTGAGTGTGATGCCATCTCTGGTGTTGTTAAAGTGTGGTTAGCTGTTGATCCAGATATATTTCCTGTTGCGGCAACTGTATTAGCTCCACCTGTTGACGCTAAAGCTTTTGTATTTGATTTACCAAGAGGCACATCATTTTTTAAATCAGGCACATTAAAAGTTGTAGATCCGTTACCTGATCCATAAGTTGTACCTATTATTGCAAATAACGCAGAGTAAGTTGCTCTTGAATAAGCTGCACCATTACATTCTACAAAACCAGACGGAGCAGTAGTATCTGACCAAGGTACAATTGTGCCTGTGGAAAATCCTTGGATGCCTGTGATGGCAGCACCATCAAAATCATATCTAGTTGCTTCGTAGTTGGCCATGGATTATTTCTCCTTATATGTCCAGCCAGTCGTAGCGTCTCCTGAAAATACTAATGTGAAACCAGCGCCTTGTGTATTTACAACAAGATCAGCTGCTGCGTTTGCTATATTAGAACCATTTCTTCCTACAGTTAACGCATTTGAGTCGAAATCATAACCCTGGTCTATGAATGATACTTCATCGCCAGTAGCAGGTGACGCTGGTAACGTAATTGTTACTGCTCCACCATTTGTGTTTACTAAAAGTTGAGCACCAGCTTGAACTGTTTCATTAGCTGTAACCACTCTCCATTTTTTGTATTCATTTTGTTTTACTATGTTTGTTCCATCAGAATATAAAACATAACAGTTTCCTTCACATAAAAGTACACCTGTGCCTGATGATGTTTTGAAAGTTAAAGTGTTTCCAGCATGATCAGTGCCATCAACAATAAGATAAGTTTTTTCGATTGAATCTGGAATAGTGACAGTTCTATTAGCTGCTAATGTTCCTGTTAATTTAATTACTTGATCTTTACCATCAGATACTGCACCGTTTGTAAAAGTTAAAGATCTGTCAGCATTTGTTAAATTAAAAGTACCATAACCACCAATAGCTTGTTCTACAATTAATAAGTTTGTATTTGTAATTTGTCCCCACGTTCCTGAGTTTTCACCAGTAGCTTGAACGGTTAATTTTAAACTAGCTGAGGTTGAGTTTGCCATAATTTATAAATTCCTTATTTTTTAATTTTTAATTGATTTATGCTGCGGTGTCAACCTCTCTCCACGTTACGGTTGTGCCGGTATTTACTTCATTCCAGATCAAATTATATACGCTGCCTAGACTACCTGTCAAGTCTAAACCTGTTAAAGAAACATCAACACTAACCTTATTAGTAGGGTCTCCCTCTTGCATAGTTAGGGCAAATCCACTAGGAGCGCCTATAGTATTAGCATCTAAAACGGCCGTTCCTAAAGCATTAGTTAATGCAAAACCAGTTAAAGAGACAGAAGCACTTCCTGTTAAAGATACACTTCCTAATGAAGCTGATAATTGTAATCCAGTAACTTCAGCATCAGGAGCAGCATCGGCTGTACCCTCATTTGCTGTAAGTGCAAAACCAGTTAAAGAAACATTTGAGTCTCCTGCAAATAGTAAGGTTCCCTCATCTGCAGTCATTGCAATACCGGTTACATCTACGTTTGCAAATTGACCTTCAACACCCCAAGCGTTAACGTTCCATTGTTGTCTTCCCCAACCTGTTTGATTGAAAGCTTCAACAGTTCCTAAACTTAAGGTTGCTTGATTACCTGTAGCCATAGCATCAGGACCAGCGTCAGCTGTTCCTAACGTATTAGTTAATGCAAATCCAGATGGAAATACTTCTGTTGCAGATGTTGTAGATAAAGAACCAGTGGCACCAGTAATAGCTAATCCAGTTACAGGAGCATCTACATCTCCTTCAATAGATAAACTTCCAAGACTTGTAGACATTGAAAGACCAGATAGAACAACATCTCCTTGTTCACCCCAGGCGTTTTCACCCCAAGTTAGTCTTCCCCAACCAGCATTTATTTCTGATGAAATTGAAACACTTCCTATGTTCGCAGAAAGAGATACACCCGTAACTGTGAAGCTAGGGTTTGCTGTGTCATTCCATTGATTTTGGCCCCAAGTGCCAATGCCCCAAGTTCCTGATGCCATAGGAGTCTACCTCCTAATTAACCAGAGATCCTTAGAATCGCTGCTGCAGTTGTTGCCGCTGGAAATTGAATTGTAAACGTTCCTGACGTTGCTGTTTTGTCTCCGCCAAAATCTAAAACTGCCACCGCTGCATTAGTTGTAGTCGATGAAGTGTTATAGATTAAAGCACCTCTCGCAGTTAACGTCACTCCAGTGAAAGATCTGTCATTAAAGTCAACCGTTGCAACACCTTTACCCGTACCAGTTCCAATCGCTGTACCAGCGTTGACTAGTTTACCACCACCTGCTGTGTACTGACCTGAGTTTGAAACTTCATTAGAAGTCGAGTAAGCAGTAGTTTGCGAGTTCATAGTTGCCGAAGAAGTAAAGAGAGCTATTTTAAAAACGTCACCACCTGATGCTTTGAAGTTTTGATCACCTTCTAACAACAGTTTTTTAAACGAGTTTGCAATTGCTTGTGTTATTGCCATAATTTTTTATCTCCTTATCCTTGTTTTGGTAAACGAGGTGCGCTTTCAATAAACTCATCTCGTCTTCTTCTTCCCATTTGTTCTACAGTGAACCCTTCAACTGCTTGTTTATACCTTTGTTCGTATAATTGCAAGAGATCTGTTGGTCCCTTTAGAAAACTAAATGCCTCAACTAGGCAAGCATACAAAAGTCCGTTGGGAAATTGCAAACTTAAATATGTAGTAGTATTTGTAGACGATAATCCTTCAGGTTTCAAGATATAATTTAATTGAATTGTATAAGCCGCATTTGCCACTGGAGCAAAAACTAAGGTGTCTTGATCCCAATATCCAAAGTATTTAGGCACTCCTTGAGCGTCCTCTGGATTAAATTCTGCCATAAAATTAGTATCTCTATACTCAATAATCCGTCTGTCTGTAGTAGGAGAAGTTGATAAATCTTTATCAACTATCTGAGCAGATCTTACTACTAATAGGTCAGCAGGGGTGTCTATAAATCTTTGACCTGCTACCATTGTTGCTGTTACATATCTTCTATTATTATCAGAATCCACTTCTCTTAATATTCTAAACTCGGCATCCTCAATAAAACCATTAATAATCGTATCAGTTAAAACTGTTGATCCAACCTCTGTGTAGTCTCTAATTTTTTGTACTAATTCTGCATATGTCATTTAGTTA